AGGCCGTGCAGAATACAACGCCAAAAACAACGCCAACCTTAAACCGCCCGCACCTAATCCTAAGACAAAAAAAGACGAAGGCCGCAAGAAATCTTTCTGTTCGAGAATGGAAGGGGTGGTTAAAAAAGCTAAAGGCCCAGCAGAACGCGCTAAGGCCTCACTAAAGAATTGGAACTGTTAATCATGGCTAAACCCGGACTATATGCAAACATTCACGCGAAACAAGACCGTATCAAACGCGAGAAAGCAGCTGGCGAACCAGTAGAGAAAATGAGGAAGCCCGGAACAAAGGGTGCGCCTACCGCAGCAGCGTTTAATCAATCAGCAAAGACAGCGAAAAAGAAATAATCAAAACAATTACTTGGGAATTAAATTAAATGTCAATTCGAGGTGCGCCGGAAGGAAATCATAATGCAGCAAAAGGCAGGATGTTTTATGCCGAGCTGCGGAAGGTTTTTGTCCAGAACCCGGAACGCCTACGCAAGGTTGCGGAAGGTTTGATACAAGCGGCCGAGGATCGAGAGCCATGGGCGGTTAAAGAACTAATGGATCGCATGGATGGCAAACCTGTTCAAGTAAACCAGTTAGAGAATACAGACGGAACGCCATTAACTGGGATCATGGTGACATTTGTAAATTCGTCAGCGGAAGACGATGGAAAGTGATGTTCAGTCGGCGATAGCAAACGCCGAGTTTCCCACCAAGCTTCAATGTCTATTCAAACCCAATTTCAATCGCTACCGCATTATGTACGGTGGGCGAGGCGGGGCGAAGTCGTGGGGAATTGCCAGAGCGTTACTAATCAAGGCCGCACAAAGACCGCTCAGGATTATGTGTGCGCGTGAATTGCAGCGATCCATCAAGGATTCTGTCCACAAGCTACTGTCCGATCAGATCGACAAAATGGGCTTGAACTCCTTTTACGAGATCACCCAAGACGCGATTCGTGGGGCGAATGGATCTGAGTTCTTGTTTGTTGGCCTTAAGAACAACGTCACCAGCGTTAAGTCTATCGAGGGTGTGGATATTTGTTGGGTAGAGGAAGCCGCCAACGTCAGCCGCAATTCGTGGAATGTTCTAATCCCGACCATTCGAAAAGAAGGCTCGGAGATATGGATCAGCTTCAACCCCGAACTGGAATCAGACGAGACCTATCAGCGGTTTGTTCTTAACCCGCCCGAAAACGCCATCGTTCAGAAGGTAAACTGGTCGGATAACCCTTGGTTCCCTGAAACCTTGCGCCTGGAGATGATGACACTCAAAGGCCGCGACATTGAGCAGTATTACAACGTGTGGGAAGGTTTATGCCGTCAGACCGTCGATGGGGCTATTTTCGCCAAGGAAATGCAACTGGCAGAGCTTGATGGGCGAATTACCCGCGTTCCGTATGATCCTACTAAGCCCGTTCACGCCATTTTTGATTTGGGATGGTCCGATCAAACCGCTATTTGGTTCCTGCAATTTGTGGGCATGGAAACGCGCCTGATCCGATACATTGAAGATAGCCAGCAGACGATTAGTTACTATTTAGCCAAAATGCAGACGTTCGGCTATATATACGACACGCTATGGTTGCCACATGATGCTGAGAATAAGACCTTGGCAGCCAATGGCAGATCAATCGAAGAAATAGTAAGGAATTCGGGATTTAAGACCAGAATTATCCCAAAAACGCCAATACTAGACAGCATTAACGCAGCGCGTACAATATTCAGTAATTGCTGGTTTGACCGTGAGCATTGCCATGATGGACTGCAATGTTTGAGGCATTATCGCTATGAAGTCGATCCCGACACCGGAGCGTTTAGCAAGAATCCGCTACATGATGGATTCAGTCATGGCGCGGATGCGTTTCGCTATATTGGTTTAATGATTCACGAACCCAAGCAGCCGCGAGCCAAGCGGCCTAGTTATCAAATGCCAGCGAGTTGGATGAACTAATGGATATTGAAACAAACGAAGATGATTACGATCCGAGAATCCAGCAAGCGATGGATTTCCTCAACTGGTGTCAAGAAGCGGAATCAACCAACCGCTCAGAGGCCGCTGAGGATCTAAAGTTTGCCGCTGGTGATCAATGGCCTGTCGAGATCCAAAACAGCCGCAACCTTGAAGCTAGACCCTGCCTAACCATCAATAAGATGGATGCCTACGTTCGTCAGATCACGAACCAGCAGCGGCAGCAGCGGCCTCGCATGAAGGCGCACGGCATGAATGATCAATCGGATGAAAAGATTGCCGAGATCATCACAGGTATTTGCCGCCACATTGAATTGAACTCAAACGCCGATTCAGCCTATGACACCGCCTTTGACTTCGCGGTAAGGATGGGATGGGGTTATATCCGGTTAAGAACCGATTACGCGCATGAAGATAGTTTTGATCAAGAAATCTTTATTGATGCTGTCCATAATCCTTTTACAGTCTATTTTGATCCGAATTCCACCATGCCGGATGGCTCTGATGCCGAGTTCTGCCTGATCACTGAGGTAATCTCAAAGAAAGTATTCCGCAAAATGTACCCCGATGCGGAAGAAACCAGCTTCACCCTGCGCGGAACGGGTGACAGTAACGCCGAATGGGTAACCCGCGAAGATATTAGAATTGCCGAGTATTACTACACTAAGCGCACCGAGAGCACCTTATATTTACTTTCTGACGGCACAAAGGTTTGGAAAGAGGAATATAAAGAGCGTGATGGCGTAATGATCCTAGATGAGCGCAAATCGCTCAGAAAGACAATCCATTGGTGCAAATTGACGGCGATGGAGATTTTGGAAGAACGGGACATCCCAGGCAGATATATCCCTGTTATTCCGGTTTTTGGTCAAGAGCTAAATGTTGAAGGCAAGCGCAAGCGGTTCGGATTGGTGCGTCAGGCCAAAGACCCACAGCGGATGTATAACTTTTGGCAAACCGCTATTACTGAAAGCATTGCACTCGCACCCAAAGCTAAATGGATTCTGGCTGAAGGTCAGGACGAAGGGCATGAGGAAGAATGGGCGCAAGCTAACGTAAAGGCTTTCCCTGTTCTGCGGTACAAGCAAAAAGACATCGATGGCACTCCTGCGCCACCTCCACAACGCTTGCAGCCAGAACCGCCTCCCGCTGGAGTAATGGCTGCAGCCGCCACAATTCAGCAGGATTTGCAGTCCGTTGTCGGTATTTATGATCCAAGCCAGTTACCCACAGGCAACATCAGCGGAAAAGCCTTGCAAGGTCAGCAAATGCAAGTCGATATGGTGAATTATAACTATTACGACAACCTGACCCGCTCGATCCGGCAAGTTGGCAAGATCGTATTGCAATGGATTCCCAAGATATACGACACCCAACGGGTGATGCGGATTATTGGCGATGATGGCAAGCATGAATTAGTCACATTGAACCAACGAGTTCAAGACGCGCAGGGCGTGGCGCAAATCCTTAATGACGTCACGGTAGGCGAATATGACGTGGTGATGGAAACCGGACCTGGCTACAACTCCAAGCGTCAGGAAGCGGTGGATGCGATGTTGCCGTTGCTGTCAGCCAATCAAGAACTGTTTAACGTGGCGGGTGATTTGGTATTTAGAAACATGGACTTCCCCGGCGCAGAAACGATTGCAGACCGCCTAGCAGCCGCTAATCCGCTTGCACAGATCAATCCCAAGTCAGACGTTCCCCCGCAAGTTCAGATGCAACTGGCGCAATCACAACAGCAATTACAGGCATTGCAGCAGCAATTACAGCAAATGCAGTTGGCGATGAAACAGCGTCAGGACATTGAGCAAGTTAAACAGGATGCCGAGACCAAGCGCGAATTGATGCGTCAGACCGCCAAAGCGCATAACACCGTGATCAATGCGGAAACAAAGGCGCATGACGTGGCAACAAGAGCAATTACCTCGCAGAACGTAGAAGAAATTAAGGCCGTGGCTGCAATGCTTATGAAACACATGGACACAACAGAACTGGAAGCAGAGATCCAGAAACGCAACACCGAGCAGTACCAGCACGAAGCCCAAACTTACCAAGCAATTAACCCAACCGGAGGACAATAAAATGCCCACAGTAACAAGTGCAAACCGCGAAGAATTTATTGAAAAAGAACTGGCAAAAAAATCAGGCACTCCAATGTCTAAAAGAACTGCACCTATTCACATGGGTAATTGGATGAAAAAATATGAACAAAATGAAGATAAAAATTATCATTCAGAAAATGTAGTGCGTTTAGCTAATTTAGTTGGTCATCTTCCGGACCATGAAGAAGCAATGGAAATTATGAAACGTCATCATGCTAGTGATGAAGGAATTTCAGAAAAAGACTACAAAAGACGTATGGAAATACATAAAAAACATTGGCCTAAAGCTGAATCTATGCACAAAGAATGGCAAAAAACTGAATAAGTTGTCGTAATTATTTGTTTTGTATATCATTAGCCTACCAGTTGGATAACTGGGATAATTCTTGAGGTTTTCTCATGTCCGAAGCGCAATCAGTAGTAACTAGTGACAATGCAGCCGAATTTTATGCTAACAAATTGGACTTAGCGGATGAACCCGTGGCAACCGAGGCCGTAGAAGCGGAGCCGGAACACGATCAAACGAGTGAACCAGAGGCAGAATCGGCAGAACAGCCACCAGTAAAGCAAGCCAATCCAAAGTTGGAGAGGCGGTTTTCTGAGATAACCAAGCAACGAGAGATGGCCCGACAGGAAGCAGAGCGGGAGCGTCAGGCGAGAATGGAACTCGAAGAAAGAGTTCGGGAAATGGAAGCTAAACTCAATCCGCAGCCGCAAGTTGTGGACGAGGAAGAAGAACCAAGACCCGACCAATTCCGCGATGCCTATGAGTATGCCAAGGCATTAGCCGAATTTTCCGCTGAAAAAGCTTTGAGAGAGCGTGATAAGCAGGAAGCCGAAAGGCGCAGTCAGGAAGAACGAAACAAGGTCGTTGAAGCGTGGCAAAAGCGCATTAACGATATTAAAACCGAACTTCCAGACTTTGATGACATGATCGGATCAGCAGATGTTGTGATTTCCGACCAAGTGCGAGATGCGATTTTAGAGAGCGATGTTGGCCCTCGAATTGCATACCATCTGGCTGAGAATCCCGACTTGGCAGAAAAGATTAAAAACATGTCGATTTCTGCGGCATTGCGTGAGATTGGAAAGCTTGAAGCGAGATTTGAGCGCAAGGCTGCGCCCGAGGAACGCCCGGTGGCTACTAAGTCGAAAGCTCCAGCGCCTATTAGTCCGCTGAAAGGTACTGGAACGGTTTCCGATCTAATGGACCCTGACAAAATGTCTTACGCACAATGGAAGGCAGCCAGAAAGAACGGGAAAATACGTTAAACCCAATTTTAAGGAATTATCATGGCAAACCAGCTATTAACGATCTCAAAGATCACCAACGAGGCCTTAATGGTCCTCGAAAACGAATTAACCTTTACCTCTGAAGTTGACCGCAACTATGACGATCAATTCGCCGTTGTTGGCGCAAAGATCGGTAATACCGTAAACGTACGCCGTCCTGGTCGTTTTATCGGTACAACTGGCCCCGCTTTGAACGTTGAAGATTTTAACGAGACAAGCGTTCCTGTAACCCTATCCACTCAGTTCCACGTTGATACTCAGTTCACCACCCAAGACTTAGCCTTGTCCTTGGATATGTTCTCAGATCGCGTCTTGAAGCCCGCAGTAGCAGCCGTGGCTAACAAGATCGACCGTGACGGCTTGATCGTTGCTAAAAACAACACAGGCAACATCGTAGGCGTGGCTGGAACCCCTCCCACCGGATTGATCACCTACCTAACCGCTGGTGCTTATTTGGATTCTGAAGGTGCACCCCGCGATGGACGCCGTTCCTGCATCATTGAGCCATTCACCGCTGCAACCATCGTTGACAGCTTAAAAGGCTTGTTTGTGCCTCAAGAAGCGATTGGCGAGCAATACCGCAAAGGATTGATGGGCCGCGATTCCGCTGGTATGAACTGGAAAATGGATCAGAACGTGGTTACTCAGACTTTTGGTTCTTATTCTGGCGTGAGCTTGCAGACCAACACCACAACCTTTACTGGTTCTTTGACCTCCGGCTGGGCATATTCCTCGAATATCACCATTGCAACAGGTTCTTCTACCGCTACCTTGAACCAAGGCGATGTGATTCAAATTGCAGGTGTTTACGCTACTAACCCCCAAAACCGTCAGGCTTATGGTTCCGGCAAACTACGCAATTTCGTAGTGCAAAGCACCGTAACTTGCGGAACAGGTGGTGCAACTGTAACCGTGGTTCCTGCAATCATTACCGCTGGTCAGTTCCAGAACTCCGTTATCATCGGTTCGACTTCTACCACCGCAGTTGTTACTCCTTTCAA